TCTGAAGTAACCTGGGAAACAAACTCTTCATACTTACTAAAATTAATCATACATTCCACTCAGCAAATTTAGATAAACGGTTTTGTGTTTCGGAAAATTGTTGGAAGTCCTCACCAGGATCTTCATCGTTGATGCCGATTGCAGAAGCATCATCAGCAACATCATACAACCTCATTTTGGATCTGTCAATTCCCACCATGAATTTTCGTGAGGTAACAAGGTCTGAGTATCGGTTCTTAAGTTGTTTGACCATGATGCGACCCTGTTGTTCCAACTCCTCAGTAGAGATAAGAGCGAACATAAAATCAGCAGTGGCAGGAAGACCAAAAGACTCAGAAGTATCGGTAAGATCTGGATCACTATTGCCATAACCACTACGAGTGGTCTGAGTAGCACTAATAATAGGGACACTGCATTCCACAGCAAGACCGCGAAGCTCCTCAGCAATCGCTTTGACATACGTGTAACTGTTGACAATAGCACCTTTGTACCTCATACTTGCACAGATATTAAGATAATCCACGAAGATAAGATCTGGTTTGAAATCTTTCTTCAATTTAAGATCACTAAGCAGTGCCTTGAAATGACCAGCGTGTGCAGACGCTGTTGGATATTCCTTAATGATAAGTTTGCCTCTAGTCTTTCTAGCAATCTCATTGACTTTGCTAGTAAAAAGAACTTCAGGCAATTCAACAATATCTTTGACGCCTACATTCAGAAGGTTTGCGTCAATTCGCTCAGCAATCTTTTCCTCTGCCATTTCACATGTAATATAGAGTACGTTGTACCCCTGTGTGAGCGCGGCACCAGCGCAATGGCACATGAATAGAGACTTCCCGACGCCCGTTCCAGCAAGAGCGACATTGAGAGTCTTGTTAGAGAGACCACCTTTGGTAATGAAGTTAAACTTCTCCAGATCAAATGGGACTTTTTCTTCTTTTCTGTGGTAAAACTCATATCTGTCTGTTGCTTGTTCTATGTAATCGTGTCCGATGTGTTCATCAAACGAAACCGCCAGGGCTTCTTGGAGAATTGCGGGTATCGCATCTCGCGAAATCTTTGTATCGCCGCCGTCCGCAATCTTGATTGATTGCATGAGCGCAAGGTATATAGCTCGGTCTTTGCACCACTTTTCTGTGGCGTCAAGTAACCATTCGTAGTCAACCCACTCGTCGGATAGTCCTCGTATCGTCTGTAGCGAATCTTTAAACGATTCATCAGTAAGATCTGTACGATTTTGTAAGTTAATCGTAAGGACTTCTTTAGTAGGAACTTTATCGTACTTAGCAGCGAAGTCAGCAATCTCTTCGTAGATAATTTTTTCATGATAATTCTCATAGTATTCTGCTTTGAGAAATGGAACTACCTTACGATAATATTCCTCATTGTGAATGAGATTCCGTAAGATAGTTTCCTCAATACGTTCAATTGCCATAAGTGAATTCTTGCTTTGCAGCCTCTTCAAGTTTTTCCATCACTTCGGGGGTGAAATACTTCTCTGGATCAGAGAGAATAGACTTAGGATAAACAGTAGATTCACCAACAACGACCCGATTCCCCCTCCTGGTGAAGACTCCGTATTTCTCACCCAACTCCAATAGTCCGTAATACTTGTCAAGTCCACGGTCGTCAAAAAATAGACGAGTCTCAATCTTACTGCCCTCCTTGGTTAGACGTGATTTTTTTGCTTCACACTTAATGATGTTACCCACCAGTTCAGTGCCATCTTTCTCCTTCTTCTTACCAAGATAGATGATAGTAGATGCAGCATACTTAAGACCTGTACCACCTCCCATCTCCTTTGCAGGGACATAGGAACCGATCACGTCATATGTATGGTTAGTAACGATCATAGGCACTTGTGCTTGACCCAGTTTGAGCGTAAGCACACGAAATGCACCTTTGATAAGTTGTGATTTAGTCATGTCACGAACTTGTTTGTCGTTAGAAATGTCTTCCATCTCCTTAGAGGTGGAAAGCATACCCAGAGAGTCTAGCACGAACATCATAGGTTGACGTTCTTCTTTAGGTTCCTTCATGTACTTGTCAACGATGCGACAAGCTTGTGTCCTGAATTCTTCAATAGTGGCAACAGGAAACAGAACCATACGTGAACTGTCAATACCACGCGACTCAATCATGTCACGGGAAATGGCGGATTCAGTCTCAAAGTAAATGACGCCACCTGTAGGATTAGCAGCAAGGAAATTACGAACGACGCTGAGAGCAAAAAAAGTCTTACCAGTGCTTGATTCTCCTGCCAAGGCTGTAACTTTGTTGGAAGGAAGACCTCCAAACAACGAACCACTAACCAAGGCGTTAAAGATATAACTGCCAGTATCAACGTAATTAGTAATGTCGCCAGCAGCAACTCCTTCACTAACCAAACCAGCAAATTCATTTCCACTGTCTTTAATTACGGTATCTAAGAATCCCATAGTGTTGCTTCATCCTCATAAAATTGTACATAATTATACTGGTCTCGCATGAGTTTTGCAAATGCAAGAGCAGTGTTGTAGTCTTCAAAGCACTTAATGTCCTCTGGACCAACCTGACCCACAACATGATTAGTCCATGTGACTACAAAGATTTTCTTGCTCATGAAAAGAAACTAGAAATGGTAATGGTTTTTTCGTGGGTCCAACCAATACATTGTAACACATTTTTGAGAGGTTCCAAGAAGGACTTCTCAAATTGTGTTTGATAGTCCACATACTTCTCAATGCCAAACTCCTTCGGCAACTCACCAAAGAAACTGATCACATTCTCATGCAACGGGTTTGGTGTTTTGAGGTACATGAATTTGATCTTCTCACCTTCCTGGATGAGAGGATGTTTGTTTTCTACCTTGTATTTTTTCACATAATGATTATACAAGAGAGCACCCCTTACTGCAATGGGTGTTCCTTTCTGGTAAATTTCAGTTGGGTGACGATACTTTGCCAGGTTGTTACATCCTCTGGGAAAAGCGACTTCTTCGTAAGGTCTTTCTCTCGTCTCTGTTCGCACATCATTGATGAAAGTGATAAGTTCATCATTTGTTTTGCCGATAATAATCTTAAACGCTGCATACAACTTGTCTCTAAAATACGCAGGAGTAGAGCTCCTTGCCGTTTCAAGACCCATGATTTTCATCTTGGGTTCTTTGTATCTAACACCTTCACTGTCCCAAACATTAAGAATGTAACGTTTTTTAGCAGTCCAGATACCACGATCAGCGATGTTTTCTCGCTTCATGCTCATCTTCTGGTCATACGCCGAAACGTAATCCGCAAGTTCTTGATATGAACGTTCAATAAAAGGTTCCAGTTTCTCTTGGCAGATCTTGTCAAGTAAATCCACAACTGTTGCTTTGTCGCCAGACTTAGAACTAAGAAATTTATTAACAAGAGGTCCAAGGTTAAGATAGATTGAGTCAGTGTCAGATGCAATGACATAATCCTCCTTATCTGTGGAGAGCAACTTATTTAGGTATCCGTTCATACGGTTCTCAATCCAACGAATTGAGACCTGACCACTCAGCGTGATTGCTTCAGCGTTAGCTAGACGATAATAACGGAAGTGTTCGTTACCGATAGCACCATAAGCAGAGTTAAGAGAGATCTTCTTTGCCATCTGAATATTGTTGCAGCGAGCAATCTCTTTCATGAGTTCAACAGTAGGAGTTTTCTCATACTGTTGCTTTGCCTTGATCATCTTCTTCTTGAAGATGACACGAGAGTCATACATCTTCTTCATCATTTGAGGAAGAAACCCATGCTGATCTTTGCGATACTGTGCGCCGTTAGCACACACAGAAAACTCACCGTCAATATCTACCTGTTTCTCAAGTATTTTATCAACGGTGACTGATGGATGTCTGGCATCTTGAAGTGTCTCTGGCGAGATATTGTACTGCATAATAAGATGGGGATAAAGACTGTTAAGGTCAAAACTGACCACCCAATCATAAAACCCAGGAATCGGTTCTTTGACATAAGCACCCGCATACTTCTCAGTCTTAGTAGCACTCTCCTTCTTAGGGGGGATTGCAATCTTACGCTTCAGTAGTTCGCAATAAATGTAGTTATCCCACATGCGAACCTGACTAAACACATCTTCATAATTCACCTTAGCATCATATGCCATGGTGTATGCAAGATCAATTAGTTTCATCTTGTCATCCAGTTTGTCCACCAGGCGAACGTCATGGATGTTGTACTCAATAAACTTCTGCCAGTCGTTCTCATAGAACTCTTTGAATGTATCAAACTCAGAGTGGTCTAGTTTCTTTTCATTCAGTTCAACAGAACAAATGTGATCAAGACGATATGATTCCTGGTTGGTATAAGTAAACTTCTTATACAACTCAAGATAATCTAGACAAGAAATACCAAGGGTGTCAATAGCTTGTTGCTTACGACCTTTGATATAGATCTCACGTTGTGATACAAGTTTCCATGGCGACAACAGTTTTACAAACTTCTCACCAAGAATACGGTCAATACGATTGTGGATGTACGGCATATCAAACAACTGCACATTCCATCCAGTAATTACATCAGGGTAATTTTCCTGCCAGTATTCAAGGAATGCTCCCAACATGCTTTCTTCTGATCGGAAATGCATGTAGTCCACCATGGGGTCTTTGTTATTGAATGCTCGTGCTCCGAACACAATAATGCGACCAGAGAAACTGTCCTTAATGGAGATGGCGAGAATCTCCTGATCGGCAGACTCAATATCAGGGAAACCGTTTTCTGCTGCGGTCTCAATGTCAATTGTGAATACACGGATCTTACTGGAATCAAACTTAAGTTCTTCTTCTGGGTGTTGCTCAGCAATGTATTGATACAGGAATCTAGAGTTTCCATAAATTTCAAACTCAGGAACTTCTTTATATTGTTTTACAAAATCACGAGCTTCTTTGATAGAACCAAACTTATGTGGTTCTACGCAGTTGCCCTCTAGTGTACGCCATTCTGAATAATTCTTTGTAGGCAAATACAGCGTAGGGTTGAAAGGAACCCTGACGCTGAAACGATTGCCATTCTCATAACCACGCACAAGCAGACGGTTGCCTGCTTGCTCAACACTAGTGTAAAACTTCATTCAAGAGATTCAATATAACGAGCAAGCAGTTGCTTGCTGGGATTAGTCACGACTGTCAGATCAGAAGACCTGACATTAAACTCACGCTCAGCAGCATGTGGTGCCCATGGTTCAATCTGACCTTCACAGTCTACCAGATAAGGTTCTACCATCCACACGTCAGGGTCACCTGGTAAGGTGTCCCCTTCAGTTGGTTCTACTTGAGCGATGATCCACTCATTCGCTAGCTTCAGCAGGTTCGCCTTCAGTTCCATCAGTTACCTCATTTGGGAAGAAAATTTGTTCATCAGTCAAACCAACTTCACGAAGTCTATTTGCAAAGTTTTCAACAATACCGTTGTCTGGATACACAACACTAATAATATGTTCTCCACCAAGACGATGTTCTTCTACTGGAGAGAAAGGACACCAACGGGTATAGGAAATTGGAATAGTGCCATCTGTGTTTTCAGTGCCAAGAGAAAGAGTGTAAGGATAAAGCAAGCGATATCCAATTACCTTTTCTTCATCTCCACGAACCTCGCCAAACATACAAAGAACGTTATCACCAGTTGTAAGATTTACAACACGAATATTATGATTCGTCTTCAGTTGTTCCGTCATTTTCTAATTCCTTTTTCTCAATGATTTTTTCTTTCCAGGCATTTTCCAGTCCTGGTTCTGGGTTGCTGATAGTCATTACACTATCGTATGGAATTTTAAATTGCCAGTCAGTAGAATATGGATTCCACTTACTGAAACGAACTTGATATTCCATACCATGTGATTCAGTCAAGTATTGAGGAGTAGCTCCATCAAGACTCAGAATGTAAGGATCTTCCATTAGGAGACAGATACCCTTTTTGTTATCTCCCTCTTCATCAAAAATCTCTTTCAACTCAGTAATGATGCGATCTCCCGTTTTTAAAGTAACGATAGATACTGCCATGGTTTTAAGAGTTTAATTTTATTATATCACCAAAAAAGAAGGGAGTCAACCTGGATTTTGCCAGGTGCTCCCTATGCGGCGACGATATACTGTATTTAGAAGTGCTTCTTACGCTTCTGTTTTTCTGGTAATTCTTTTCTCAATGTAATTGAAAGAAGACCATCTTCAAAGTCTACACTTTCAACTTCTACATCATCTGCCATTTGCCAGTTGCGTGAGAATGTTCTATATGAAATTCCTTTGTGTGCGTATTGTCTTTCTTTATCTGCTGGTGCTTTGCGAGCAGAGACTGTTAGAACATTTCGTTCTGTCTCCACTTCAATATCTCCTTTTGTAAATCCCGCAAGAGCGAGTTCCAATATGGTTCTACCATCAGATCCATTAACGACATTGTGTGGAGGATAGTTATCTCTTGATCCTGCAAGAGCTTCAAGTCTGCTGAATGTTTCATCAAATCCCAATGTGAATGGAGTATATGTTTCCCAGTTAAATGTTACCATTGTCCTTTAAAAGCGACGTTTACATGTGACCCATAAGGCATCACATTCTTATTTAACATTTAACACTAAACCTTTAATAGGGGAGAACCGTATTAAAACTTACGGTTTATTCACCTTCTTGTTTCTTTCGCCCGATATTGTATTTGCTCTCAAGCGTCCATTCACCTTTTTCTTTGAAAGAAAGAACTTTGATCTGATTAAGAGGAGCAAGATCTGCAATCTTCTCTTGACTCAATGCACAAATACTAACAAGACCCCAGTCAACTAACAGTTGAACAATACGGTTGCGACGTTGTACATCATTCTGCGAGAGATTTGTTTTCTTACCATCTAGGGCAAACAACTCTTTGAAGTGTACAATATAATACTTGCCCTGCTTATGCAGGATGTGACAAGACTGGTAGATCTTTCTTTCTTTACGTGATGCAACACCAATCCTAGTCAGTGTTTCTCTCACCTTGAGGAAATCATCTGGTTCATTCAGGACGACTTCAACCATGTCAGTCTGTCGCCACTGGATCTCAATTTCACCGCTCATGTTTACCACCTTTACTCAATGCTTTCTTAATATTATCTAGTTGATCCTTGGTGAGAATCCTGAGTGCTTGTAGAGCTTTATCGTCATTATAACCATAATACTCTTTGACCAACTCAAGGTAATCAATAGAATCTTTACGTGCCCAAGGAGAGAAACGTTTCCTTGGTTTCACACTATTTAGCAAAAAGTCATACTGTAACTTCTTTGGTAGATTGGGATACTTGTTCATCTCATTGACAAACAAGATAGTATCAGTGAAAGAAGAGAGGCACCTGTTAACAATGTAAGGAGGATACCCTCGCTCAGCATCAGTATCATCATCAAGGATATTCTTTTTAGATTGATTGATGCTGTACAGGTAGTCTTTGAGTTGGTACGTCATTCCAGTGTCTGATTACTCCAGATATAATAAAAGTGTTAGTGACCAAGTAACTAACAAAAATAAGGGTGCGTATGCAAGCAATAGTATCTGCTTCTCGGTCATTTCGTCCATACTTTTCTCCTAGTGCTTTACACCAGAGTCTCCATACTTTAGAACTTCGCATTTACCCCAATGATGGTTGCTCCAGGGTTACGAGCTAGAGCAACTTTACGAGCATCTTGGTAGTCAACAGCAATCACTTCCTCAGTAAATACTGTGCCTGCCTTGTACAATTTTACTTCACACTTCATAATTAAAAAGGACTAGTTCCTTGCGAGACGCTTGATCTGTATTATAACTGCCCACGCTCCTCATTGTGTAGGTGTGTGCAAATTCTGCTGCTGTCCACCCTTCAAACCTTTCACGAATGAGTTGAGACGAATTATAAGATATAAGTTGAGGACCAACAAACCGATCACACTTGATAGCAAAATGGTCGTGGTTGAACCCGCTATGCATATTCCCCCGTTTCCCATATAGATTAGATCCAATCTCGTAGGGGGGATCAAGGTATGTGAAGGTCTGCTTGCAATCGCTAAGGAGTTGTTCATAAGAAAGGTTAGTAATTTTCCAGTTGCCAATCAGTTTTTGATATTCACGAAGTCGTTCAATACCTGCTAGCGAGAAGTTTGAATCACTTGCTTGCTTGGAGAAGGAGCTAGACTCCGTGAGTCCTGAGAAAGAACACTTATTAACAACATAGAAAGAAACAGCACGCCAAATGTCCTCAGTATATGGAGGGAACTTGTCTGTTGTAGAAGAACCCGACAGATATTCCTTAGCGTCCAAGAAAAGTTTCTTTGCGGAAGTATGATCAGGGTGCCTTTGTTTAAGTTGGATGAGTATGTCCGTAATTTCATTGCCGTGATCCTGCAATTCTCTCCAGAAATTGTAGAGAGGTTCATATAAATCATTGACCCAGACATCTAAACGAGGATATCGTTTAGTAACCTCCAGTGCTACAGAACCACCACCAAGAAAAGGTTCCCTGTATTCTTTGTAACCTTTAAGGTCAGGGATATACTGGAATAGTTTACTTAGAGCACGACTCTTACCGCCTGGATAGCGGAGTGGTGTCTTCAGGGATTTCATAGTCTGGGGCATGGTATTTAAGGTATTCCCAAAAGGTTAACTTCATTTCCTTGTGCGTC